AATGGCTTCCGTGCGATGCTGCCGGGGGTCACGACCGCTGGCCGTCACGCCTACTCCTGGGTTGCAGTCGGCTACTGACACCCCACCTGATCTTTCACGCCCTCGGACAAGCCCGTCCGGGGGCTTTCCTACACCCAAGAGGAGAAACAAATGGAACCGACCATTGAGCAGCTCATGGCTTCGATGACGCCCGCGACTGATACGCCGCCCGACGTCGTCGCCCCGATTTACATCCCTTACGAGCAGACGGAGGCCACGCGATGACTATGACCGCACAGAACGTCCTCGGATGGGCGGCAGGCGAAATTGGATATACGCGCTGGGACGACCCCGAAGAGGGGTCGAAGTACGGTCGCTGGTATGCCAAGCGGCACGGCGCGTACTACGGCACGTCCGGCGTGCCCTTCTGCGCGATGGGCGCATCCTGGTGCGCGACTGACAATGAGAACAAGTCCGTCCTGCCCGGAGGGGACTTTGCGTATGTCCCCTACGGGATCAACGCAGCCGCGCGCGAAGGCCGACTCGTCTCCCCAATGACCCAGGCTGCGCCCGGAGACTTGGTTTGCTTCGACTGGGACGACGACGGCATCGCCGACCACGTCGGAATCGTTGAGGCCAATTACGGCGGGTGGCTCCAGACCATTGAATTCAACACCAGCTCGGGCGCTGCGGGCTCGCAGTCGAACGGCGGCGGCGTGTGGCGTAGGACCAGAGACTGGTCCTCGGTGTGCGCGGTCATCCGCCCGCACTACGGCGACGCGACCACCTCCTCCGGTTACACCGATGTCACGGCGCTGCAGGCTGCGGTCGGCGCGACCGCCGACAACATCGTCGGACCCGACACGACGAAGCGCATTTATGCCGTCGTCGCCGCCTCCAGCTGGGGCGGCAGGCAGTTCCCGTTCGGCGTGGAGTACGTCCAGTCCGTGATCGGCACGGAGCCGGACGGGGTCTGGGGCGATGCCTCGGACGAGGCGCACGATCGCGTCGTCGGCGACCTCCAGCGCGCCGTCGGCGTGGACGACGACGAAATCTACGGGGCTGTCACCAACAACGCGATTAACAGGGCGCTCGCGGGCGCGGAGAAGGGGGAATGACGATGAATGATCTGCTTCTTGGGCTTCATGCGGATCCTTTCCTGACGACGGTCGTCGTCGGCATGATCTGGCCGATGGTACAGGCAGCGCTCGACCGTCCGTACTGGACACCGTCGCGCCGTAAGGTGCTGCTGGCCGTGGTCGCGGTCGTCGTCTCTCTCGCTGTCTGGGTGTCTGGCACCTATCCGGCGACGTGGCGGCTGCTGATCGCCCAGGCGGGCGTTTTCCTGGGCATCGCTTGGAGCGTTTTCCAGGTACTCTCCGCCGTCCGTATTCACGGCGTGAGCCTGATTGACTGGGTCGGTGCGGTGACTCCTGGAGGCGAGTCTGTCGAGGAGGTTCGCGCCGCAGCTGATTCTGTTCCTTCGACCCGGGTAGTTGACGGAGCCTCGCAGGCCAGCCGTGACTGAACTGCTCGCTGATCCGAAGGTGACAGACGCTCTGGCGGCGCTCGTCGTCGCGGTCCTCGTCGCGATGACGGGTGTCGTCGCTCTGGTCGCAAGCCAGGTGCGCCGCTGGCTCGAAGCGAAATTCGCGCACGTCCTCGAGGGTGTCGAGGAGGCCCGCGCTGCCGCCCTATCGGCGGACGCGCAGGTCTCGAACGACCACGATACCAACATCAGAGACGATCTCGACCGCGCGATCGCGACCGTACACGCTGTGTCGGACCAGATCGGCGAGCTGACCGGACACGTCGGCACGCTCGCCGATCAGCTGGGCCGCGTCGAGACGACGCTCAGCAATCACGGGAAGAGTCTCGAAGCCGTCGAAAGCCGCGTCGGTCGGATCGACGAACGAGGCGGTCGGATGGCCGAGGAGATTCATGATGAGCGCGTCGCTCGTGAGGCGGCGCAGCGGACCATCGACGAGCACTCGCACGACGCGCACGCGCGCCTGCACGAGCGCCTCGACAAACTCGAAGAGAAAGTGAACCAGCAGTGACCACGACTATCTCGGGCACTGTCGGGCGGCTTGACGGCACTCCCGAGCCGCAGGCCTATATCGTCGCCACGCTCGCGGGGACAGGTGAGAATCTCGCTGTCCTCGCGGGCGGGCCGGTGGCCCGGCAGGCCGACGTGCGAGGACAGATCGTCCTCCCGCTTGACATCCGCACGGAGACGCAGGTGCATCTGCGTCTCGCAATCCCCGGTCGTACCCTCCGCGAAGCGACCGTCTCCCTGCGCCCGGGTGTCGCGTACGACCTGGCGCAGATCTTCTCCGGAGCTGCGTCGCCGACCCCGACGCCCGGACCTGCGCCGGTCCCCGGCACGGGCGGTGTCGAGATCGCCGGCGACGGCGACACACTCACCCTGAACGGCACGCTCTCCGGAGACGGAGACACCCTCGAGATCGGAGCCTAAGCAATGGCCTCACGACCGACGCTCTACACCAAGCAGGGCACCGATAAAGCGATCGCCCGCGCAGTCGAACCACTCGCCACCAAGGCCGAGCTGTCCGGATACGCGACGAAGGGCGACGTCGCGACAGCCGCAGCCGGCGGCAGAGTCGACCTCACCGACTACGCGAAGAAGGCAGAACTGCGGGGCCTCGCGACACGAGAGGAACTGTCCGGCTACGCGACCACTCGCCAGGTCGCCGACCTCGCCTCCCGCGCCGACCTCACGGCCTACGCGACGAAGGATGAGATCGTCGGAGTCGCCAAGCGCTCAGACCTGACCGGCCTTGCCACCAAGGCGGAGCTCTCCGGCTACGCGACGAAGGGCGATGTCGCGGGCGTCGCCCACGCCTCGGACCTGACCGGCCTAGCCACCAAGGCCGAGCTGCAGGCCGCGCTCACAGGCGTCGGCATCACCGTCGTCGCCACCGAGGCAGAAGCGCAGCGCCTACCAGACGGCGCGCTCTACTTCCTCGCCGCCGCAGCTTCACCCGCGCAGCCGCCGACCCCGACCCCAGGCCCAGCGCCAGCCGCAGGCCCCACCGTCATTGCGCACGCCTCGGGCTCTGTCGTCGGCCAGACCTTCACCGTAAAGGTCGACGGCAAGGCAGGCGACAAGATCGTCCTGGGTATCAACGAGAAG